ATGATAAATAAATATTTTGATATACTTTTTATAAAAGTATAATGATAAATAAATATTTTGATATACTTTTTATAAAAGTATAATGATAAATAAATATTTTGATATACTTTTTATAAAAGTATATATAAAATGACAAAAATAAATAAAAAAAAATTAGGTGGAAAAGTAATAGGAGCTGGCGGGTTTGGATGTGTATTTAGTCCAGCTTTAAAATGTAGAGGTTCCACTAATAGAGAACCAAATAAAATCTCAAAATTAATGACAGAAAAGCACTCTATAAACGAGTATGAAGAGATTAATTTAATAAAAGATGTTTTAAAAGATATACCTGATTATACAGATTATTTTTTACTAAATAATGCAAATTTATGTAAACCATCTAAATTAACAACAGATGATTTATCAAATTTTACAAAAAAATGTAAGACATTATCTAAAGATGGTATAACAAAAAAAAATATAAATTCAAATATAGATAAACTTATGTTATTAAATATGCCAAATGGTGGAATACCAGTTGATACATATGTTTATAGTCAAGATTCAATTGGTAATTTAAAGAAATTAAACAATAGTCTAATAAATCTATTGTTATATGGAATTATTCCAATGAATAATAAAAATATATATCATTGTGATATAAAAGATTCAAACACTTTGGTAAAAGAAGAAAAAAAATTATTAGTTAGATTAATAGATTGGGGGTTATCAACAGAATATGTACCTTTTAAAGACAATAAGCTACCGAATGAATGGAGAAATAGACCATTACAATTTAATTTACCATTTTCTATTATTCTGTTTTCGGATTCTTTTTTTGAAAAATATACTAAATATATTAAAGATGGTGGTAAAATTGATAGAACAAATTTAAAACCTTTTATAATTGATTATATTCATTCTTGGATAAAAGAAAGGGGTGCTGGGCATTATAAATTTATAAATGATATAATGTATATTTTATTTAGCAAAAATTTAAATAGCATTAGTGAAGATACAAAGTCAAGATTTGTAGAATCTGATTTTACAATTGAGTATATAACAAATTATATAATCGCTATTTTAGAAAAATTTACTAAATTTAGAAAAGACGGTTCATTAAATTTACGTGATTATTTAGATAATGTATTTATTAAAATAGTAGATATTTATGGTTTTATTTGTATTTATTATCCATTATTAGAATTATTGTATGAAAATTATGATAAATTAAATGATAACCAAATGAAAATATTTAGATTAATTAAAAGTATTTTTATTACTTATTTATTTTCTGAGAGAATAAATCCTATAAATATAGATGAATTAGTGAATGATTTAAGAGAATTAGGTGATTTATTAAATAATGAAACAAATAAAAATGCAAGGGGCATAAACAAAAAAATAAATAATAAAACGATTAAAAAGCATAGTTATTCTAAAATTAGCTTCAAAAGAAAAAAAAATTTTAGAACAAAGCGTTTAAAAAAATATTTAATGTTATCATAAATAAAAAATATAATTATAATATATAAAATGAACAAGGAATTTAGAAAACTATGTACTCCTGCTAAAATATACTTTATTATAGCGGTTATAGCTTCTATTGTTATGTTATTCAAAGGCATATCATTTTTCACTGTGTTTATTAGATTACTTTTTGCTTTTGTCTGGACATTTATTTTAAGTTGGTTGTGTAACAAAGGATTCACAACAATTTCTTGGTTTTTAGTTTTATTACCATATATTATTTTACTTTTAGCATCTTTTAAAATTTATCGTGCAACAGAAGAACAAAAACAAATTTTAAGAGATTTACAATTACAAGGTGCTTATGGACAAGAAGCATTTAGACCTAGAGCTAGAGCGATTGTAACCTAATAAAATAATTTATGATTTACAATATTTATATAAATTAAATGTTAAAATTAAAATTAAAAATAAAAATTATTACTAATTACTAATATATTACTAATATATTAATAATATATATGAGATTAGAAATATTTATAATAGGTATAACAGCTTTTTTTGTATATAATGCTTATCAAGATGGAAAATATACAAAAATGTTATTATCTTTTAAGAAATATTATAAAATGATATTTTATGTTTTATTAGGTATAGGTATATATATTTTATTAAAAAGAAATCCAAATCAAGGTAAAAATTTGTTACTATGTGCGAATAATTTTGTAAAATTTATGCCAATAGATAGAAATTCAATGGATATGTTAAGCCCAATTATTGATTTCACATCTAAAAATGATAGTGAAGATTCCGGTTCATTTATGGAATCTTTTAATGGAATAAATATAAATAATAGTTCTAATTTTTGTGGAGAAAGAAAAATTTTAACATCAGGTAAAGGGTCAACGAAACGTTCTGTAAGTGAAACAAAAAAGAAATATGTTGCAGCTAATCAAGATTGGCAATGCGGACATTGTAAATCACAATTAGATCATACATTTGAAATTGATCATAAATTAAGATTAGAGTACGGAGGTGGTAATGATGTTAATAATTTAATTGCATTATGTCGTAACTGTCACGGTAAAAAAACTGCTAGTGAAAATATGTAAAATAAAATGCTATGCATAATAAAAGTTATGAAGAAGATTAAATAGAGAGAAAAATAATTGTTGTAATGAATAATAGCTATAGTTTTACCGAAAATATATTATTAAGATTATATTATTAGTTATAAAATAAATTAGTAAATTTAATAAAATAGCTATATATATTTTATATATTATTATTATAAAAGAATAATATATGAATAATCAACAAACGAATCAAATAAATAATGAAAATGTTTTACCAGAGATAAAAAAACCATTTGCATTTTATCCAATAATTATTTTAATAGTAGTATTAACGATTGTATTATTTTTAATAATTTATAAAGTTAAAATAACAGGCGGAGGTGATTCAAAATCAAGTGAAGAAATAGCTCAAAATGTATCAATTATATTATTTTTTGTATTATTACTATTTGTTATATGTGTTATTTTGTTACCTAATTTTAAAGGCATTAAAACTATTTTTGAACAAATAAGCAATGTCACATATGTTATTATTTATACAATTTTTTTGATACTATTTTTTAGATTTTTACCAGATGATACTATTAATGATTATGCATATATTATTTTACCGGTTACAATTATTTTAGGTGTATTTATGTTTTATAAATCATCTACTTATAGTTATATTGATAAAATAGATGTTAACTATGAAAGAGTTAAAATGATGATTTTATTTTTTTGTTTGATAACTGTTTTTATTACTTATTATACAATTGATCCAGGAGGATATATAACAAAATATTTTGGTTATTCATCTTTATTATTAATTATTATTTCAGTATTTTCTTTTTTATATTTAATAATTGTATTAACATTACCTGATAAAGTTAAAACGGCTGAAAAAGGAGCTACATCTTCTAACTTTCTTAGTAATTTTACAAATATTTCATCCTATGGCAGTTTAATATTTTTAGTATTTCTTATAACTATTACATTTGTTATAGCTACATATCCGGATGGGTTTTTTACAAATAAAGACATATCATCGTCTGCAATGGTAATATTAATAATTATTTGTATTTTATGGTCAATTTTATTAGGCACAAGTTTATTTCCAGAAACGGTAGACAATTCTATTGCTTCTAACAAAATGAACTTGTTTAAAAGATCATTATTAGTATTATTTGGTATTGTTATTTCAGGTCTTATTATTGGTTGGATAATTTATAATGTTCAACATTATTCAGGACAATCTGATATAACTAGTCTTTTATTAAATATAGGATTAACTATAATAGTTTTAGGTTTAATATATAAAATAATTGTTGTAAAATTACCATCTGGTAATAGTAAAAAAAATGCCTTTTTTAATTTAATTTTAAATACAGTATTATACATACCTTGTTTATTCAGTGGTTTGTTTGACAAAATTGGTAAATCTGCATTTACAAGTGTTGATAAAGAAACATCAGGAGGATTAATTATGATTATATTATTAGTTATTTTAATTATACTTTATTTTTTTATACCGAATATAATAAATAGTATAAATGTTCAAGGTGGTAAAACTCTTGTTAATCAACCAGTTAGTACAGATGTATTAAATACATTAGGAACATATCAAGACCTAAATGAAAGCGAAGATTACGATTATCAATATGCGTTATCATTTTGGGTTTTCATTGAATCAACACCAAATAATATGGTGCCTAAATTACAAAACAATAAATTGTCTATATTAAATTATGCTAATAAACCAAATGTATTATATGACATTAATACTAAATCATTGATAATTACAACAAAGCAAAAATATTTGGAAAAAAATACAAACAATAAATTAATTGATTTTGATGAAGATGGTAACAGAATACTTTATAGAAATAGTAATATACCACTTCAAAGGTGGAATAATATAGTTCTTAACTACAATGGCGGAATATTTGATATATTTTTAAATGGTGAATTAGTAAAGTCTGATAATGGTGTAGTTCCATACTATACATTAGATAATTTAACAGTCGGTCAGGATAATGGAATGAATGGTGGTATCTGTAATGTTGTTTATTTTAGAAAAGCTTTAACTACTAATAATATATTTTTTATATACAATCTAGTTAAAAATATGGATCCGCCAGTTCTTAATAGTTCAAACAAAACAATTTTAAAGGATAATATTTCTACTATAGATTCATCAATCAAAACAGTGTTTTAAACCTTTGTGCAAAACAATTACAACTGAAGACAAAGGTGTAAAAAATATTAATTTACAAAATTCATAAATTAATAATTTATGAATTTAATAAATTAATAATTTTGTAAATGAATATAAATTATTAATTCATTAATTATTTTAAGTAGAAAATTTCTTAATCTATATTATACAATGAGTCCTCTAAGTATTGTTATTACAATAGTAATTATTGTTCTGATTTTTTTATTATTAAGATATTTATTAATAGATCCTTATACCCTTCAAGATATTCAAAGTGCTGAAACTGCTTCAACTATTCTTGCTGAAGATTTAGCAACAAATGGTTCAACTGCTCCGTCATCCAATTTTGCTTATTCTGTATGGATTTATATTAATGATTGGAACTATCGTTACGGTGAACCTAAAGTAGTTTTTGGTAGAATGGGTTCATTAAGCAAAGATGGTAAAGGTTCTATTGATGGAATAAGTGGACTAGATCCTTGTCCTGCTGTTGTTTTAGGTGCTATTGAAAATAATGTTCAAATATCTTTAGGAACTTATCCAGGAGCAGATGAACAACCTACAACTGCTGGAGGTAAAACAGTTGTGCATACTTGTGGTGTATCTAATATACCAATTCAAAAATGGGTTAATTTAGTATTAAGTGTTTATGGCAGAACAATGGATATTTATATTGACGGAAAATTAGTAAGAACTTGTTTGTTACCAGGAGTTGCAAATGTTAATAATAATACTGATATTTATGTTACACCTGCAGGGGGGTTTGATGGTTGGACATCTAGGTTACAATATTGGCCTAACTCATTAAATCCACAAGAAGTTTGGAATAATTATACAAAAGGATATTCAAGTGGATTAAGCTTATTTAATTCTTATCAAGTTGAAATATCTTTAGTTGAAAATGGAACTACCAAATCTACTGTTACAATTTAGAAGAAATTCCATAACTAAATTTTATAAAATGGATAAATTTTTGATATTTTGATATTTTGATATTTTGATATTTTGATATTTTGTTATAAGTTATGATTTCAAGACGTAAATTTATAAATATGTAAAATATATATGATTTAATTACATAAATTAATATTTATTTTATTTTTTCTTATTTATTTAATATATAAAAATGGCTGATACATTTAATTCTTTTTCAACAAATAAAGGAAATTTTGGAGCACAAGATTTTTTTGAATCAAATAGTTTAGTAGTCAAATTCGCCTTTTTATTATTAGTTATATTTGGATTTGTTATTTTTTTAAGACTAGGCATTTCACTTGTTTCATATTTATTTAAACCTTCTGACTCACCTAAGCTTATAAATGGTATGGTTGACGCAACGCAACAAATTATAATTCCACAAGATCCAAGTAGTAATGATGCTATAACAATTTATCGTTCTGTAAATGCAAACGAGGGTATTGAATTTAGTTGGTCTGTATGGATTTTTATTGAAAATTTACAAATAAATCAAGGAATTTACAAACATATTTTTAGTAAAGGAAATAGTGATTTAACTAGTAATGGACTGGTTTATCCAAATAATGCACCCGGATTATATCTTGCACCAAATATAAATACACTAGTAGTTATTATGAACACGTATAATGTAATAAATGAAGAAGTTTTAATTCCAGATATACCTATTAATAAATGGGTAAATATAATTATTCGTTGTCAAAATACAACATTAGATGTATACATAAATGGAACAATTGCTAGAAGCATTAGTCTTATTGGTGTTCCTAAACAAAATTATGGTGATGTTCATGTTGCAATGAATGGTGGATTTGGCGGATATATTTCTAATTTATGGTATTATAATTATGCTTTAGGTACAACTGCTATTCAAAATATTCAATACAAAGGACCTAATACAAAGATGATTGGTACAAATGATATAAATGTTCCTGTATACGATTATTTATCCTTAAGATGGTTCTTTTATGGTGCTGGTAATGGATATAATCCAACAAATAATATTGCTAATTAAATTTTATAAAATAATTTATATATAATAAAATAATTTATATATAAATGTCATCAAAACAAAATTATTTACCTACTCCATCTAGAGTTTGGAGTAGAGTGCAAGATCCGTGTACATATTTAAATCCTAATGATGATTATACAACAGCATACATACCATTAACAAAACAAACCGTTTCACTTGCACAAGCTAATTATGAAGGTAAATTATTATATAAAGGAAATATTTTACAATATAAAAAAAATAGTTCACAATTAACAAAATCTCAAAAATATACACAATTAGCAAAAGGTTTAGGTCCAAGTAGGACAAAAGTTTTCGCGACTCAAAGTGAAACTTATACAAATCCAAATACAACTGGATTATTACGTGTAAATTATAACGAGATTCCTTTTCCAAACCAGCTTGTAGGTGAACCGAATAATATTTCTGGACCTTTTCAATATAATGTACCAAGTCCATATGATTGTTCAAACAATATTTTAAAAGTTGGTGGTAATTTAGTTTGTGGAACATATGCAAACCCTTGTACTAATGAAATTATTAAATCTGGAAAAATAACAGCAACTATTTGTAATCCTAGTTATTTCTCAGATGTTCCAGGAAGTCCAATTGAATTATGTTGGAATAATAAAGTACAATCTTGGTTTCCCAAACAACGTTACTTTATGAATAATAGTACAGATAAATGGCCACAAAATTATAAAGGGTTTGTAAGCGCAACTACGCCTTTATCACCAGTTCTAACTTTAATATCAAATACACAAACAACCGCTACTATATCTTGGAATAATGTAAATAATGTATGTTTACCTATTACAGAATATATAATTTATAATAATAATATTGTTATCTTACGTGTTCCTTATACTATATTAATGGTTATTATTGATTTACAAACAGGTGATAATTTAATAAATGTTAAAAGTGTAAGTACAACTGTGGAATCCACTTATTCTAATACTATTTCAATAAATATTATAAGCTAATTGCCTTAAATTATGGTCTTAAATTAGGGTTTATACATATTTCTTGTGTTGGAAAAATATCTCCAGACATACATTCATCGTTTACGCCTACTTGTGCACAACTTCTAAATCCTCTATCTTCTCCTATATAACACCAACCAGGAGTTTTTATACCTTGTATTGAACTAGATGCAGTATCTGCTTCATATTCATTTGTTTTTGTATTATTTTGCACTTGTGAACTATTTAAAGCTTTATTTAATGTATTATTATCAACTGGAAGGTTTTGTTCTATTGGTTCAGTTTTAATACTACTAGAAGCAGTATTTGGCGTAATATTTTGTACTTCAGTTAAACCAGTATTTAATACATCAGCAGTCCCCCCTACAACTGCTTTACCACCTTCAGCAGCAGTATCTATTGTTTCACCTGTTACTGCTAAAGTAGTGCCAAATATTTTTTGTAAAAAAGGACCGAAAAACCCGGTAATATCTTGTGTTCCTTTGGCTAAATAAATAAAAATATTAAAACCTAAAAATGCTAAAATTAAAATTATAAGTAGCCAAGTTGTTAAAGATATATTTTTAAAACTATCAAAAATTCCTTTACTTTCAGTACTGGTTGAAGATAATTTGTCTAAACTAGGGCTATTTAAACTCGCGCTAGGAATACTTGATTCACTTGGTTGAAAGATTGATTCAGTTAAAGATTTATTATCCATTATAATAAAAATATATATTAATTTTATTATAATTTCACAGCAAAATTTAATTAAATGTTAATAAATATAAGAATTGATTTAATTCACCTAAAATTGAATCCCTTATATTATACAAATCTGTATTACTCATTTGTTTCATAGCTATATTACTATTTAATCCAACTAAATAGCTTTTAAATTTATCTACTTCTCTCTTTAATGAATCAGGAGAACTTAAATCAATGAGCCGAATATGTTTATTGCTCATTAGATTTGTTCTAATACCAGTTTTCCCTAAAAGAACTTCAATAAAACTATCTATTTCTGAATTTAGTTTGCTATATAATTCATCAGTTGCTTTATGTGTAGCATAACTATGTGTTTTCCAATGGTACAATTTAACCATTAAAAGTATTTCAAAAAATACAACAGTTATTTCTTTTTGAAATTTTGCCAATAATGATAAATTAATTCTGTTATTTTTGAATGTTTTATTTTGTCTATTTTGTCTATTTTGTCTTGTTTTATTTTGTTTTGGCATATAAAATAATATAATATTTAAAATTTAATTTTTTCTTTAAATTGATTAATTAAAATTATATTCTAGGAATAAAATTCTCTCCAAATGAATTCATCTTTTCTAGTTTTTCAATTGTATTTTCTAAATTTCTTGTTTTCAAATCCTTGAATAAATATTCTGTTCCAGTAGTTTCTTCGTTTTTTTTAATTTGAATATATATCAAATTTATTTTTTTTAAAATATTACTAACTATCTCTTTTTGATTTTCTCTCATTATTTCTTCATTATTATTTATATTCTCACATAACATAGATACCGCAAAATATAAAATATGTTTTCGCTTTTTTTGACAACCAGAAACATACTTAAGTGTAAATAAACTCATTAATGCATTGATTACTTTTTCTATAAATTTATTACGTTTTTTTGCTTCATTTAAAAATAAATCCCAAATAATCCAAATTATTTCTTTTTGTAGTTTGGTATCTACCTTTGCATAATTTCTTCTCTCACAAGTAATTTTTTCCTTTTTATTTTTACATATTGTTTCAAATTCCATTATCCATTCTATCCAATAACAAGCACTAATAACATTTTTACCTTCTTCACTAATATTAAACCCTATCTCATTTATGGCTGGGAATAATTCTTTTGGATCTTCCGTCAAAAATATATTTTGTGCATACTGATTACTATTAGCTTTAAATTTATCACGCATTTGAGTCATATCAAAATCTTCTTTTTTAATTTTAACGATATCAAAACTATGTTTTCTTTTAGAATCACATAAAACACACATTATTTCAGCAAATAATCTTCTTATTTTATCACTATTTCGCATTCTTAATTCATTATCAGAATAACCATTGATTAAAATTTCCTTAAAATTTTGAATTCTTAATTCAATATAAATAGATATTTTAGGATTCCCTAAATGTATATGTTTTGTATAGAAGTAAATAATTATATCCCATAAATCACTATAATGTCCCGAGCATATTAGTTCAGCACACCAATAACACGCCGGCTCTATTTTTGAGTTTATTAGACTATTTAGCAATTCTTTTTTAACATCTGATTTTTTAAATTTTGAAAAAGTTATTCCCTTAAACTCACTTTGATTTCTAATATCATTAATTTCTGAATCTTCCATATAATTAAAAATTATACAAAAAAAATAACAACAATACATATAGATGAAAATATCTAAATCTGTTATTCAATTTTATAATAAATTATCTAATTTTGGAAAAATTCTTGTTTTTATTAGTATTTTTTTAGTTATTGTTGTTTTTTTTAAGTATATAATTCCACATAAAGAAGGTATGCAAGATCAATATAAATTTTTATATAAACAAGGTGAAGCGGTATATGATGATTTCTATGCTAATATTTATGATTATTTAGTTTTTAATATTATTAAAAATGACTATGAAGTTGGTATCATTATAAATGATTCTCAACCAACTGAGACAAGCGTTATAGCCGATATTGGTTGTGGTACAGGACATCATGTTAAAAGTTTAGCTTCAAAAAATTTAAATGTAATTGGTATAGATATTTCACCTTCAATGATTAAAGAAGCAAAAAATAATTTTCCAGAAGGTGATTTTCACGTAGGAAATGCTTTAGATAATGGTTTATTTAAAATGAATTCAATTACACATATTCTTTGTTTATATTTTACAATATATTATTTTAAAGATAAAAGGCATTTTTTTGATAATGCTATGGACTGGTTGATGCCTGGTGGATATTTAATTGTTCATTTAGTTGATCGGGAAACATTTGATCCTATATTACCACCAGGTAACCCTTTATATATTGTATCTCCGCAGAAATATGCAAAAGAGAGAATTACAAAAACAAAAATACATTTTAATGATTTTGTTTATGAATCAAAATTCAATTTAGATAAAGATAACAATATAGCTACTTTTAATGAAAAATTTAAATTTGAGAATGGAAAAGTGCGTAAACAAGAACAAAAATTATATATGGAAGACACATCAATAATTGTTAATATGGCACAAGATTGTGGTTTTATTCTTCAAGGTAAAGTTAACTTAGTTAAATGTGCTTATGAGAATCAATATTTATATATTTTTGTAAAACCTTCATAAAATAATAAAAATTATAAAAATTATAAAAATATAAATTCATACAATATTTTTATATATTATTTTATATATTTATATTATGTATAATGTATTAATAAGTTCAATATTTACATTTTTACATTTTTTTATATGTTTTTATGCAATAATAATTTTATTATTAATTAATAAAGTAGATCTTTGTATTTTTTTATTATTTATACTTATGACTACTAAATATTCACATTATTATTTTAAAAAATGTATTATAACGCCATTTGAGGTTAATAATTTTTATCCATCTTTATCAGAATCTACTAAAAATATAGTTTGTTCGTTTAATATGAATGTAAGTAATTTTGAAGAGATTATTATAAATATTGGTATATTTTTAATTTCTATTAAAATCTTTTTATTAGCATTATTTAATTATTATAAATTTAATGTATTAACACTGTTTGATATATTCAAAATAAATTTTTATTCTTAGAATAAATTATATTTTTATATAATAATATATATTAATAACATTATGAAATTAGAATTACCAAGTTTAAATAAAGATCAAATTATTAAATTTATGCAAAACCAATTTATTATATTTTTGATAGTAGGAATTCTAGGTATAATACTTACATATAAACAATACTCACCAATTATAACTATTTTAGTATTAGGTTTATTATTAGTATATAGTTATTTTGTTCATATTTTTATGCATATTTTGCCAGGCAATTTTTTAAATTTACATTTACTTTTTCATCATAATCAAAATAAAAATGCTAGTTACTTACAAAGTATAATAACTTGGATAGCAGAAGTTATTACTAATATTTTAATGTTTGCTTCATTTTATTTAATAAAAAATATTTTAAATCTTAAATTCATATCTAATACAATAATATTTTATTATTCAGTTATTTACATAACAATCCATAATATTAATTATACAATTTTTCATATTTCTGAAAATCATTCATTACATCATACAACTGAAACAAAAAACTTTGGTCCTGATTTATGTGACCATTTATTTAAAACAAATTATAATAATAATTTTGAAAATTATTCACACATTTTACCAAATATATTTTTTGCATTTTTATTAACATACTATTTATTTAAACCAAATAATCTTATAATTTATAGATATATTAAAATTATTTTTATAATTTATGCGATTATACTAATATTATATAAAATTTTAAAATATTATGATTGAATATTTATCATATATTTTATTTTTTGGATTAATTATTATTCTTTTTATTTATTTTTATATTAAAATTAAATATGGTTTCTGGGCTATTCAGCCAGTATTTCATATATATGATTTTGGTTATATGATTCATTGTCCTGGCATTATTAATAATTATTTACCAGAAAAAAATAAATATACCAATTTTAAAAATATTGATACAACCATTTATTCAGAATTAACAAATTTACAATTTCAAAGATTTATACAATTAATAAAAAATAATTATCTTCAAAATAGTGATAATATTTTTATTCCAGAGAGAAAAAATATTAAGCCCTATTTTATGGGACATAATGATAAGTCTTTTTTCTCTCTATATTCTGAAGAGTTTAATTATATTGATACAAAAACGGGTAATCTAATCACTGACCAAAAAGTGGTCGGAGCAATGACGAGCAGACCTATAAATATTTTAATAAATAATGGTAATGAAGATGCACAATTTAGGGCTTACTATGTTGATTATTTATGTGTTGATAAATTAAATAGAAAAAAAGGAATTGCCGCACAATTAATACAAACACATCATTATAATCAAAGACATATTAATAAAAATATTACTGTTTCACTCTTCAAGAGAGAAGATGAACTAACTGGCATTGTGCCTTTATGTGTTTATTCTACATTTGGGTTTTCTGTAAATACTTGGACAAAACCAGATGACTTATCAAATGAGTATAAACTATTAGAAATAAATCAACAAAACTTTTATTTTTTATATGATTTTATAAGATTGAATAGTGAAAAATTTGACATCATTATAAATACAGAAGTTACAAATATTATTGAATTAATAAAAACAAAAAATATATTTATTACTTGTATATTGTGTGACAATGAAATTATATGTGCGTATTTTTTTAGAAAATCTTGTACTCAAATTGAAAAAGGACTAGAAGTTTTAAGTTGTTTTGCTTCTATAAGCGATTGTGATGATGATATTTTTATACAAGGTTTTAAAATAAGTTTTTGGAAAATTGCTGCCGAAAATTACTTCGGTTTTTTGGCAATTGAAAATATATCACATAATAATATCATAATAGATAATATTATATTAAAAACTAAACCGCTTATTATTAGTCCTACTGCGTATTTTTTTTATAATTTTGCTTATCCAACTTTTCCTTCAAATAAAACAATTATTATTAATTAAAATTTATATATATATAATATATATATATATATATTTCATATTATTTTATTATATAATTATTTTATTTTATAAAATATATAGCTAACTATTCTTACTACTAGTAGAACTATTATCATCTTCTTCATTTTTTATTTCAATATTTTCATCTTGTTGTTCTTTTTCTAGCTTTTTTGCATTAATTTCTTGACAATAATTACCTAATTCAATATATCTTTCTCTCTGATGTTTACCAAGGGTTTTACATTTACGAATTAAACTATTTGTTAAATTTAAATTTTTAACATCGTTCTTAAGCTCTTGTGGCGGTAGAAATACTTGTGGACCATTTTCCATTAAAAATATCTGATTTTTTTTATTATAAAATAAGATAGGGTTTTCCTCTTCATCTAATTCAATTATTCCACACGTACAATAATTTACGTGTTCAACATCATCTCCTTTTTTACATTTATTATCAATACAATCTACATCATTTATATATTCTTCAAAAAAATCTTGTGCTTCCTCTTTATTATTAAATAAAAAAATTTTTGGTGGGTTAATTGTAATGGAAGTTAATCTTACACGCTTTTCTGGATCTTCATAATATTGAAAATCATAACAACCTTCGTGCTTATTATGAATTATAATATAATTTACCATTATTACTACTTTTATATATTGATTTTGGTTTAAATAGTTTAAATATATTATTTTTTCCACCTTTAGAATCCACCTTAAAAAAAGATGGATCCAAATTTTGACGGTTATATTTTCTAAATATTGAATCTGTTTGACTCCTAAGTATTGAATATGTTTGGCTCCACCTTTTCTAAAAGTGTAAAAGGTGGAAGAATTAACGCACATATTTTCCAGCTCGTACAAATGAATCCGCAATAAATATAATAAAAATTCCTAAAAATGAATATAATATTACTTCTTCTGTAACGTGATTTGTTTTTTCATCTTGTTGATCTTCTAATAAACTAATCATATAATTTAATTTCTGCAACAAAACATCATCATCGTTATAAGTGTTTTGACTATGATAATTTACACGATTATAATGTGATCTGTTTATTTGATTATCATAATTTTGTGTTTGACTTTTTTGGTAACCCGGTATGACACGTTGATAATATTCTTCATTTGTTTTGCTATTACCATAATTGCTGTAGTCATTTAAATCTAAATTATCAGTATTTTCATAATTCGGTTGAGGAGCACGACCTAATGTTCTAAACATTAAGTCATTGTTAGAATTCATATTTGACATTTGTTCTTTTTGTGGAATTGTTTTTTGTACACCAGAAGACTCTGGCTTTGGCGGAAAATTATAATTATCTGCATCGTCGTCGTCATCAGAGTTATTATGTATTTTTTCTAAAACAGAATTAACTTTATTTTGATCAAAATTTTCTTTAGGATATTTTTTTTGTGTTTTATTATGGGAATGGCGTTTTTTATTTATTAGATCCTCATTATTTGTTAATGATCCATTATTAGAATTTTCGTCAAATGGAGCTGCAAACATTGCTAAAGACATTCTTAATAAAAATTTAGATAATAATTTGTAAAATAGACTCAAATTAATTTTAAAAAATAATTATATAAGATTATTTATATGGACGTTAAATTACTAAGTAAAAAAAATATAGGAGTAGTTTCTACACTATTTTTAATAATTTTATTAACACAATCAAGAGTTTTTGATTTTTTATTAAATACATATTTAGGGAGGTTATTATTAATTCTTTTTATTTTAGGAATTAGTTATTGTCATAAAATTTTTGGAGTTATTGCTATACTGTTTATTATAATTATTTTCAATCAAAATTTTACTTTTATTGAAGGATTAGAAACTAGTGAAACAAGTGAAACTAGTAAAATTGAACAAAAATTAACCAGTATTAAAGACAGTATAGATGCTATAAAATCTAGTATAAGTGCTAAACAATCTGGCGATAAAACTAGCACAGAACAACTAGCAGATGAAATTAGTGTAAGTGATACAACAGCACAATCATCAGGTAATCCTATTTATGATAAACTAGCAAAAGCGCTTAGTGAAAATAAAAATAGTACATCTAGTACTACATCTACAGGAAATAAAATGTCTTCTTTAAAAGGTCTTGAAGGTTTTAATATGATTGAAAGAGAAGATAGAATGTTAAGAGGAAAACAATCAAACACAATTCCGGTATCAAACAATAATAGAATTAGTAATAATATTGATCCTAGTGATATTACTATTTTTTCTAGCTCTTATGCTTCTGTATAAAATATATGAAATATTTAAAATATTTAAAATATATAAAAGATGAAAATTTATATATATTACATATTTCTAATAATAATAATTTTAGTTTTTAGCTATATTAATTCATTAGAATCTACAGAAGAATTTACCCCTACTATTAATAGTGTTTATAGACCAATTGTAAGAAATACGCGTATTTTAAGTGAAGGGTTTTATAATAAAACAACTAATAATATTTCAAATCTTTTTAGAAAATTTGGAATACTGTAATTCAAAATAAATATTTAATAAAAAATATAATAATACAATATTTTAGTAATAATGAATCCGGATAAAGATAATAATATACCAAATCAATTAGGTGGAAAAACAACAATATTTACACCTTTATTTAATGGAATTGCATATTTCAATCATCGTATTATGTATTTGAATAATAGTAAATTTTTTGCAGGAGTAATTATGATTCTTCTTAACGTAGGATCTAAATTTATTCAAATACAATTTAGTAAATCAACTGAAGAGTATATGAAATGGTCAGTCAGTAAACAGCTTTTAGTATTTTCAATGGCGTGGATGGGTACCCGTGATATATATACCGCATTAGGATTGACGGCAGTATTTACTATATTATCTGAATATTTATTTAATGAAGAAAGTCACTTATGTGTAGTTCCACATAAATATAGAGTTCTTCATAAATTAATAGATACAGATAATGATGGTATTGTTTCGGAGACAGAATTAGCTGCTGCTATCGCGGTTCTTGAAAAAGCAAAGAGTGAAAAACGTAAACAACTCCAAAAAGAAGCATATAAAAAGTTTGATTTTGAAAAATATAATTATGATAAATAATAAAAGGTATAAAGTATAAAAATAATATAATTTACATTATATTATTTTTTATCTAACTTTGTATTTTATCTAACCTTATAATTTTTATATGTTCTATTATTATTGTTATTATTATTATTATTATTATATATTTTTTTTGTATTATTATTCGGATTTTTATTATATTTGTTATTTGTTTTATTGTTTGGATATTTATTATATTTGCTATTAGATTTATTATTTATTTGTTTATTTTCTAACATTGAATAAACTGGTTTTATAATATATGGTTTACCAGTAAAATCAGCCCAAGCTTTTCTTACTGCATTCCATTTGCTAGTACATTTTAATTTTTTTAATTGGTCTTCTGGTATTTTTGTACCAGGATACAATTCCATATCAATCGTTATTGAATAAGCCAATTTTGATGTATCATAATCATTATTTTTTTTTACCATAGATTGTTGTACTGGTTTTAAATATTGTGTTGGATACCTATATGGATTATATCTATACGGTTGTTGACTTTGATATCTATATTGTGGTGAATATCCACCAATCTGTAACATACTTTGTTGTCTAATTGAATAAAATGGAAATAATAAATTATAAATACTTATAAAAACATCATCGTGTCTATCAATAATTCTTTGAATGCATTCATCAATTAACATCATAAAATGAGAATATTCAAATAAAGCAAATTCGCGTTTATTATCGCTTCGTAATGTACGGTAATAAGTAGCATAAATTAAAAATATTATATAGATTGGTGGCAATAAATCAGGTGATTGATTAATGCTTCCTCTATTAAATATTGATATTGTAGTTTCGCCATTTATAATTTTTCTTCCTTGAGTAGTTACTTCTACATTTGCATATTTAAATGTTATAAGCTCATAATGGTTTTCGTGCGCATACAAAAATAAATATTTATCCCATCCATTATTATGTTGTTTATTTAAAGTATCAAATGGATAAATCCTTAATGAATCATATGTATTTTCAGGATCAGTATTATTAGACACTTTATCAATAACAAGTACATTTAATTTTAATTTAGTAATTAAAGCAAGAATAGTTTCTTGACCTGCCCAATAGTTACTATTTAATGTATAGTTGATTATACTAGACTCATTTTTATTTACAGCTTTAAAAGGATTTTGCGGTTGACTTTCATTTATACTACTTGGAAATTCTACTAAAAAATTATCATTTTCTCTATAAATTCTTTTTGCTTCATCTAAATAATTAATTGGTAAACTTTTATCACGTATTAATAAAAAAGAATTATATTTATTATTTAATTCTGTTGCTGAATTTATTCCATAATTAATAAGATCATCTAGATCATTACTTTCATATATATACATCCCTACAAGTCTTCGCAAATATTCTTGTGTAAATATTTTACTTATTCCAAATTCGTTGCTTGTAATTTTATTTGTAGAATTAGATGGGTTGCTATTATAAACATTTATACCTTGAGATACTGCTATGAAGAAACAGTCGCCTCCGCCACTATTTTCTTCTATTCTTAATCCATCTACAATATATTTATATGCATCTTTACTTATTGATTTATTTGGACTATTTGGATCTATATTAACATTAGTGCGAGTTGTATAATATAATACTTGGTTGATCTCATATTTTATATTATTTGTAAAAGCTTGATATAATTTATTTAATAAATCATAATAATAACCTCTAAAAAAATCTCTAACAAATTGAATTTGTCTTTTATTTGCAACTAATTTTATCCCCGGTGTTGGCATATAATCTTCTTCATTTACTTCTTCTATTCTCTCTGAATCTATTTGTGGTTCTATAGCAAGTAATTGTTGTGTTTGAGGTTGTTGTGTTATGCTAGTATCAGGTGGTGGTGGCAATAATAGTTGTTGTCTATTTGGTACTATTGTTGTTACTGGTGCTAAAATTAAAGCAGATGGTGCTACTGATGGTGCTACTGATGGTGCTGCTGATGGTGCTGCTGGTGTTGCTGCTGGTGTTGTTGCTGGTATTGCTGCTGGTGTTGGAACTGCAGCTGATGGCGTTGATGCTGGCGACGGTGCCACCGTTGCTACTATTGGGATTCCTCTAGCTCCTGTAAAATTCGCACCATAAACTAATTCTTCATTTAATTCTTTTAATTGTTCTTCACCACTTATAATATTTTCCTTAACAATTGTTGTATATAAATAAGGATCTGTTATTTTATTTAAATTTAGTTCTTCTCTTTTTTGTTTTATATCTATTTTCCAATCTCCAGTAGTCCATTGCATATCAGCAATTGCATATGGTTTTTTACCTATTTTTATTACACTACCTTCTGGAAAAATAGTTTGTAACGTTACTTTAATATTATTATCTACATATCCATATCGTGTTGCAAGAGTTAATGTTTTTGCAGGTTTTTTATTTGTATAAACTAATAAAGATTCAAATAAATTTTTGTTAAAAAATTCTTTTATTCTTAAATTTTCAGGAATTTTATCTATAATTGATTTATCTAATTTTATTAAAGGATTAAATCTCACCGAACTATCATCAGCACTAATATTATCTAGTGACATTGATGGTTTATAACTTACTTTTTGAAAACCTGGAATACTTGTTCGTATAGTTATATTTAATTGATTTGGTATAGCACTCATACTTATAATAATACTATATTTTTATCATTTTAATTATTATATTTAATTATTATATATTTATTTATTAAATAAATAAAAAAATATATTGAAATTTTTTATAAAATATTATTTATTATAATTGAATATGTTAGACATAAATTCAGTTTTTAAATCACTAGGAATATTTTCAAAATCTATTAATAATTTATTTAATTCGTAATTTTTATAATACTCTTCTTTATTTGCCATTTTCTTTTGAAGAAATTCTGGATCATCTATACATTTTTGAGCTGTTTTTGTACCACATTTCGGAAAAATAGAAGGTATATTATCACTTGTATCGCCCATAATAATTTTCAATTCTAAATCCATTTTAGGATGTCCTGTTATAGATTTAATCTCCTTATAAGATAAATTATATAAGTGAACATTATGATTATTTAATTGTAAATAATCTTTATCACTTGTAATTATATAAATTTGACATTTTGGATATTTTTTGCATAAATATTTGGTTGAAATAGCAATACAATCATCCGCTTCTAATTGTGGATGTGATAAAATAGCTTTTGCACCACCTTTTACAAATAATTCTTCTTCATAAACCATTTTAAAGAAAGGACCGCCCATAAACCCTTCATTTTTTCTAGTACCTTTATAAGATGGTAAATATTTCATTCTCCATATATTTTCTCTCTTACAATCTTTTCCTACTATTAAAATAGGTTTTATATTTTTATCTAATTTTAACTTTTTTGAAATTTGTTTAAGATTTTCAGTATGTGTTTTTTTAAATTTTTCTACGAATGTTTCATTTTTAAATGGATCATCTATTTGTTCCTCAGGGAATGCGTTTTTCCACCATTGTAATAATGCATAATAACGATAAAAATTATAATAACTTCCATCAATAAATATAAAAGTAGGATTTTCCATAGTATTTATTTCAAATATTATATCATTCATAATAATATATTAAAAAATATTATTTATTTCATTTTCAATTTTAAATAATAATATTTATTTCTTTATTACCACCTAATTTACTATATTTCATTTTATAATCAATTAAATTCATTATAATTATTAACTCAATATCCCCATTAGTATATTTATTATATGATTTTATTGCGATTGCATTTTTCTGATTCATAATATATGTCATTGGATTATCATCTAAAATATATGTATTTTTTTCATTATAATCATCGGGATAAGTTTTATAAATAAGTTGCAATGGTTTAATATATCTAAATACAAATGTATTTATTATATTTGGTTCAATAAAGTCTTTATAATTATAAACATCATCTCTAGTTCTAACAAAATGAAATTTTTTACCTGGTGGTATAATATATTTAAAAATTTTATTGTATACAATTTCATACCATTCTTTAGTGCCGTGTGTCCATATACTTACTCTTTCAAACTTATTAAAAACAAAATGAAAAAAATTTGTTAAGTATGGTCTAGGTATTGGTTGAGCAAAATAATTATTTTCACTAAACCTTGAACATATTAATGTTTCATCCATATCTAAAATAATATTCATCTATTATAAGTAAATTAAAAAAAAACAAAGTTTTAATTCTATTTCTTTAAGTTTGATAAATTTAAATATTTTTGACTCTCTCTATTTGTTTTATTTCTTGACTTAAATAATAAATTAAATAAATAATATTATATAGAACAAACAAGTAAATTAAAGTAAATATAAAGGTAATAAAATAGAAGAAAATCATAAATATATTATTTATTTCATCAGAAGAAACATTTAAATTGCACATAGAATTATTAGTATATTCAAAACCATATATAGAATTCATTTTACCTATAATACAGTATGTTCTTTTTATTAGTTACATATTTCTATTTCAATTTTTTATATTAAGTTTTAAAAATATATATTTCAATAAAACAACTTAAAGAGTTTCTGAAAGAACGAATTTTTTTTCCAAGACTTTTTTCAGAATTTCGAAAATGGACAAAAAAAATGTCCAATTTTCGAAAACCCGAATATTTTCCCCTTAAAATGCGCGCCGCCTTACCATAATTGAAACTTACGCTCTGGATGCAAAAAAAATAATTTTAAAAATGTTATGATAAATTTTTTTGAAAAGGTTTAAAAATAAATATATATCTCTTTTATATGGAAATTGAGGAACAAAAAAAACTTAAAAAAAACTTACCAAGATTTTTTTGTGAAACGTGTGACTTTAAATGCTATATGAAATGCGATTGGGACCGACATAAATCCAGACCAAAACATTTGAATGCAGTTGAAGGAAATGATTGGAACAAAAAAAAACTTAAAAAAACTTACTTTTGTGACTGTGGTAAAAATTTTTTATCAAGCTCAGGATTATGGAAACATAAAAAGGGTTGTAATGAAGAATTTATTAATACGAATAAATTAATTGATAAAATACCAGATACAGATTTAATAATGATGTTAGTTAAACAGAATTCAGAATTATTAGAAGTAATTAAAAATGGAACCCATAATAATAATTCTCATAATATAAATTCAAATAATAAAACATTTAATTTAAACTTGTTTTTGAATGAAACATGTAAAGATGCGATGAATATAATGGATTTTGTAGATTCAATAAAGCTACAATTATCAGACTTAGAAAAAGTAGGTGAAATTGGTTATGTAAATGGTATATCAAATATAATAGTAAAACACTTAAATGCTCTTGAAGTTGAAAAAAGACCAGTTCATTGTACAGATAAAAAGAGAGAAATACTATATGTAAAAGATGAAAATAAATGGGAAAAGGAAAATGAAGAAAAAAATAAGTTAAGAAAGGCAATTAAAAGAGTAGTTTCAAAAAATCAAAGATTATTACCAATATTTAAAGAAACACATCCAGATTGTGTAAAAAGCTCTTCACCTTTTTCAGACCAATACAATAAAATGATAGTAGAATCTATGGGCGGTAGTGGTGATAACGATTTGGAAAAAGAAGATAAAATAATAAAAAACATAACAAAAGAAGTGTCTATTGATAAAAATTTATATTGAATCAAACTGCACTGAACTGATAATTTTTTATATATTTAAAATATTTAAAAATATATAAAAATTTATATTCTAAATAATATTCACGTATAATATATAATGAATTATAAAAAAGAAATAGCTATTAGAAGTATTAAAATATTAGACATTGGATTTATTACTGCTATTTATCTATTATTAGGAATAATTTTAGCAAAAATATGTGACACCTATCTTGGTGAATTTGATGAAGAAAAAGAAAATAAAAAACAGCTTTGGTTTAGTATACTAGAACTAATATTATATTTATGGTTTATAGGAATTGTTATATATATTATTAGAAATGTAGTTCCTTTAATACCTTTTCCGCTAGATGGTATTTATGGGTTTGATCATTCAAGAGTAAAAGAATTAACAAGCGCTATTACATTCTCTATTACATTTGTTTATTTTCAAAATTATTATCAACAGAAAATTAAAAATATTTTTTCAAGAATAACACTATTATAATACAAATTAATAAATAGATTAATAATCAATTAAAATATTTGTATGAAAAAGACCATTCAATACTTCATTTGATAATTCTAAAATATTATCTTTACAAAGAGTAAATGTTACACCGTGAGCCATTGCTATTACAAGTTGCATTTTAATAAAACTATCACAAATTCTAATCTCATAATTCAAAAACATAGGATTATTTAAACAATTTAAAAATTTAGACAAAAAGTTGAACATTTCATATTGATCAGGTTTTTTTGAACCAATTAAAATATCATCTAGCATTTTTGATCCAATATCAAGAATAATATTATAATGTTCTTCTGATATATGGTTTATAACATTTTTCGGTTCAAAAAAACTTGAGTTTAATATATACTTAATACTGTCTTTTGTTGGTATTTCAAAAATATTTGTTAAAAAAGTAAACAATGTTTCTTTATAATCGTCATCAATTTTAAATACAATTCCGAAATCAATAACACCAATTTTATATGGATATTTTTTATCATCATCATCTTTAATAAATAATATGTTTCCACTATGTAGATCTCCGTGCGCTGAACCGTGTACAATTGTAGTAACAAAACCAAACTTTAAAATTTGTTTGGCAAAATTATAATAATCTTCTTCTTTAATATCATTTATTTTTATTCCATTTATATATTCCATCATAATAAAATTAGGATATTCTTTTGTTACATCTTCATATACTTCAGGGATTTTAACATATTTCAAGTTTTTACAATTATTTCTAATTGTAATTATATTCTCTACTTCTTCATTAAAATTTAATTGATGATAAATAATTTCAATATTTTTATTAACTATATCCGCAATTTTATATTTATGAACAATTGGTATAAAAGATAATAAATAAATACATAGTTTTAAATTTTCAATAGCTGTATTTAGAGTATTTTCTATATTATTTCTTTTCATTTTAATAATAACATCTTTGTTATCACTTTTACGGATAGCTTTATAAACTAATGAAATCATACCAGAATTAATAGGAGATTCAAACCCTTTGGTCAGTATTAAATCGTACCTATCTACTATTTCAATTAGCTCGTATAATCTTATATCAGAATAATTCCAAGGCGCTTTATCTGTAAATTTTAAAAGCTCGTTATTTGTTTTTTCGTCAATCAACTTATTATTTGAAGCGATGGATTGAAATAATTTTACATATAAAATATTTACAGATGCTAATCTATGTGTAATATTATGAATAAATCTTAAGTAATCATTAAAAATAGTATAAAATACAATTTCAGAACTAACAATAAATCCAATATTAACAAAAAATAAAATTTGATTAATAACCTTTAACATTATATTATACATATAACATTTCTATAAATTGTTTTACTCTTTTAAATATTTTATGAATAATTACTCCAATCATTTTTTCAACAAATAAAGGAATAATTAATCCGGAATTGAATTTTATATTAAATGAAAAATTAATTTTATGTGGGGATACTACATCACAAACACAAGTTAAATCATCAATATCTAATAATTCTGCAAACTGAGGTATTATATTTGGTTTTTCTGATTTTATAGAATATGATTTAAAAATAATTTTTGACTCTTCAACAATTTTTTCAATATGTATAAAACAATATCTTTGTGGTAATCCAATATCTTCAAAAAAATGTTTTAATAAAATAATAATAATACATTCATTTTCATTTATATTTTCAAATACAAGATTATCATAAATATCAGGATTTAAATCATAAATTAATTTAATTAATGAAAAATTAATTAATTTAGTTACGAAAATATTTTTATTTTCTATATCAAAATACATTTTATAATTATATTTACCACATTTTGTAAAAGTACAATTTTCTTTTGTAAAAACTTCAACTTCTTCTTCTTCTTCCATCTTTTCTTCTAACATTTATTATATTTAATATATAGCTAAATATTAAATATTAATTAAACGATTTTTAAATTTTTTTAACTTTGTAAATTTAAAATGCATTTTATATTATTTATTTATATAAAATGTTTGTATCTTTAGGCGTTGATTGTGGGACAGCAAATATTTTAAAACAGTTAGAGCTAAGAAACCGCAGTCTTCCTTTTGACTGGGTTGTAACATATGAAGGAGTAACAAATATAATAAATAATAATTTTAATAATTATTTACCTAAAAACGATAATAATAAATATGAAAAATTAAATAAAAATAGTGGAGCTTTGTTTTTACATAATAATTTTCCAGATGATATTGAAAAAATGAATAAACGAATTAATAGATTTAAAAATATATTAGAAACGAGTAACGAAAAAATAATATTTGTTCGTAAAAGTCACGGTAGCCACCATCATAATGAATATAATGTAACTAACGATATTGATGATGCTATAAACTTAGATTTATTATTACTTAAAAAATATCCTAATTTAATATACGAAATACACGTTATTTTAATTTGTGATAATTGTTTTACTAATATAATTTTAAATGAAAATATTTCAAATAATATAAAAATACATAATATATCCAGGCCATATCCAATAAATGTAAATGTTACCAATCCAGATTACTTTGATGAATTATGTAAAAGAATTTTTATTTAATATCTGCATTTACATATCCAAAGATATAAAAAAATATATTTTTTGCTCCACTTTTTCTAAAAGTAAAAAACTACCAATTTGTTACTTGTTTTAAACCACTCCAAAAATCATTTTCATTTTTCTTTACTTTCTCTGATTGTTGCGCATAATAAAAAGCCAATGCTGCGGATTCTTCATCTTTTTGTTTATTTTGATTATACAATTGTCTCATTGCTTCCTCTTTACTAAGTGGTGTAGCATTTGTATTATCTCTATGACGTTTATATTCATCTATTGAATTAAATTTTTGCATTTTATTATAATCATCTTCAGTCACAGGGATTACTGATTCAACGTAAGCTTGACGTAAATCTGTATAACCCATTCCATCACTACTAAATAAAGTTCCGGATGTAAAATTGTTATCATACGCCATTAAAGAAGACCCCCCAAATGTAGACGAAAATGTGTCGCCTACACCAGAATAAGTAACAATTGTCTTTACTTCTTTTTTCCTTTTCTCTATCTCTGAAGCCATTTTATCTTTTGTAATATTAGTAGGTGAAAAAATAATATCTTCATCCGATTTTAACCAATTGCCATAACCAGTTGAAACAGGATCTTCAATACGATGCTTATCAAACTGTTCATTAAACCAGTTATTAAAATTTTTAGGATCTTTAAGATCTTTATTCATTATAAACATTTTATCTAATACTTCTCCATTATTAGAATCATAATATTCGTTTTTGTCAGTGGTTTTTTTTGAATTTACTTTATTTTGAAATTCATAAATGCCTAATAATTTTTTATAAGCGGTTGAAAAAAATATAAAATACTTATTTTCTAATTGACATTTATCTGGATGAGTTTTTAAAACAAGTTTTTTACATTCTTTCATTAAATCTTCTGTTAAAATCATAGATGTATTTAATCCAAATAATTTATATAATTCTGGTCTGGAATAATTATCAATATTTAAATCTAATTTATCATAACTTGTTTTTTCATATTTCACATTTTCTCTCTTTTCTTCTGGAACAATATTAAAAGGGTTAACATTTTCAAAAGGATCAGATTTATAACCATTATTTGTTTCTTTAATTTTAACTCCGCCTTTATGACATTTAGTCATAGAAATATTAGTTTGGTTTTTATTTTGTTGTTTTGGAACTTGCCTCATTTATTAATTTAATAGATTATTTTTTTAATATTAAATAAATAATATATGTATTTCAACTTTTTCCACTTTTAAAAAAGTGGATCAAAATTTTTAACTTAAATGTCTAATGAAACTGTATTGCTTGCAGACCCTTTTTTACGTCTTCCACTTTTCTTTGGCATATTTCCTTCTGTCTGTAAGTCTTTCAAATCACTAATACTAATTGTACTATTATCATTTGTATTTGAAACTGGTGAAGGGTTAATACTAGGTTCTTGAATATTAATAGTCTTAGTCTTTAATCCAGAGAGAATGTCAGTTATATCACTAGGACCTTTCATTTCAGCTCTAGATACCGGTCTCTTACTTGTTCTCTCTTGAAAGTCTGGTCTTTCAAAATTCTCTCTAAGACTAATTCCATCTTCTGTAAAAGAACTGCGACTCATATTTAAGTCTGGTCTATTTGAGTAGTTATTATTACCAGGACGTCCCTGTGGTGGAGGCGGAGCATTAGGACCTTGAGTAGCCATAGGTGGCGGTGGACCGCGACCCTGTGGCTCAGAATTCATCATATTATTCATAAATCCTGAAAAACCAGGTGCGGATTGTGACATAGAATTTACAGCAGCATTTTGAAATGAACGCATAAGATCCGGGTTTTGGCGCAATATATCGTCCATACCTGGCATAGCACTTTTAAACATAGTATTACTCATATGTATCATCATAGCACTACCACCTAGTTGAAATAATAGCTTCAACTCAGGAGCCATAGATGCCTTGCTTTTATATTTCTCATATAATTCACCAAAAACATCATCATAATCATTCATATTTTCTTCTACTTGAGAACTCCAACCGTCTAATTTAATATCAAATGGGTCAAATTTGCCATTTAAAAATTCAATACCATTAATACACGCCATTAACATATTACCTTGAAATTTAATAGAATTTTGTTTTGTTTTCTCTTCCATAATCGTTTCATATTCGCCAATCATTTCTTGTAGAGATGACTCCATAGTGTATTTTTTGGATAATTCTATACCTTTTTTCTCAAGAGTTTCTAATTTTCTTAAATATTTAAACTTTTCTCTTAACATATCCTCTTTGGATAATTTTGGTTCCATAGGGACAGATTTATCAGGATTCATTGGTATATTATTAAATTTTCCATAACCATCCCAAGTATTGTTATCATTATCTGTTTGTGCAGTGCCTTGGCCAATATTAGAATCAGAACCGCCTAGTTTAATTGATGATTCTTCAAATGAAACACTAGGTTTATTAAATAAATCAGATTTAGGTTTAAAACTATTACTAGGTATATCATCAACTAAATTATTTAATTCATTTTCTAAATTATTTAAATCTTCTAAATTAATATCGCTAGCTGGATTTTTATTTGTTTGAATTTTATCATTCATTAATAATTCAAGACCGCCACCAAAATTAGTTGATTTATTTTCCCAATCATTATTAAAATTATTATCACTAAAGTCTAGCTCAGTAATTTCTAACATTTCTGACATATATCTATTCATTAATTAGAACATTTAATTTTAAGTATTACGAATTAAAAATATATATTTTTATTAAAATAAAAATATATAAGATTATATAAAAAACTTATTAAAAATTATTACAAATTATTATGATTTATAAACCATAACCCTTGAAGAAATGAATCAGATAAATCGTCTTTTTTCTTATGTTTATTAAAATAATCTATGTGTTCATTAAATCTAAAATCATTTGTAATTATTTCTAAACATTTTGTAATTCCTAATTTTTTTCTATCACTATATTTTGTTTTTAAATTGGTTGTTTCTTTAATAGTATTTGCATTATTTGTAGCATTTGCATTATTTTTTGTGTTTAAATTATTAAAATCTTTTAATTTATTTGCAGCAGAAATAAACTCTATTTTGTCTACCTTTATATTTGACATAATAAAATATTGGACAATCATTCCTTGAATCGTTTTCATTCTAGTAGCAATTGGACTAATTTGATTTTCTATTATAACATAATCTATTTTTTTTTCATTTTCAAATAATTTATTAAATTTTGTTTTAATATTATATCCTATATTAAATAAATCCACTTCTGCTGCTTTTTTGTTCTCAATATGTTCAAAATAATTTTGATTAATATATTCATTTATTAACTGTATTAAATCCATTTTTTTAATTTTTGGTGAATATTGAATAGAATGTTTGTTGGCAATTTCATAAAGTTTTTGAATCTTTTGTTTATTAATAAAAGAAGGTTTTTGTTCTGTTGTTGGTATTTGTAATATTTGTTTTTTTGAATGTTTTAAACAAAAGCATTTGTCATTTTTATTAAATTTAGCTGGTTTATTACAGATAACATTTTTTTCTATAAATCCACAAAGTAATATATCATCTTGTTCAGATATATTTATTATATCCCATTTTGTAATCTTAAAATGCTGTAAACTTTCTGGTTTTTCTAAAAGACAAAATGCCAAATTTTTAATACCAACATCAATAGAGAGAACCTTCATTTATAATACTAATGTATAAAAAGTTATTATATTCTTTTAACTTTTTATATTTTATTTTTCTTTTATTTTGCAACATTAGCAGGAATAATAGTAGGTGCTATTAGTCTAGAATTTAATTGTTCGCTTGTTAAATAAGGGTTCTTAAGATCACTATTGCAGTATCCAAACCCTGGTTTGCTTGTATCAAATATATTTCTAAATTTATATGGAACATTATCTGATGGCGTTCTATCAGTTTGAACGTGTGGGTCAAGACCTAATGTATAACAAGCTTCACCTGAATTATATTTCATAATTTGAATGCCATTATTTTGCAGATATTGACGATAAGTCCAATTAGATTGTATACCTTCTTTAGATTGTATTCTTTCATTTACTACAGCGTCAGGTTGCCATTGTGCCCATAATCTACCATCTGACATTATAGGAGGTGAATTAAATTTATAATTATTACTTCCAGAATAACAAGTTGCCCAAGACATTTATATAACTATAAGATAAAAATATACAAAATTTTATTCAATGCCAAGTAATTTATAAATTTCTGGTTTCTTTAATTTTGTTGTATCAGATGCTAACCCTTTCTCAGAAATAATACTTCTTAGCTTATTTAATGATAATTTTTTATAATCTATTGGTTCATTTTTATTTTCTTCTAAATTTATATTGATAGACTTTAAATCATTTTTATCAAAATTAATTTCATTTTCTTCTAATGCGATTTTTTCATTTGAGTCTTCAAATTCAGTTAAATCTTGATTTAGATCTTGATTTAGATCTTCATTTAGATCTTGATTTATTTCTTCAATTAAATCTTCATTTAATGGTAATGCTAAATTTTCTATTTCTTTATTGGAATCTTCCTCTTGTTGAATATTAATTTTTAAAACTTTAATTTCACTTGTTTCATCTATTTCACTATCACTATCACTGTCACTTTCACTGTCTAAATCATCAATGTTTTCTTCTAATTCAAAATTATCTTGATTTTCTTGTAATTTTAATTCATTATCATCTTCAAAGTCATTCTCATCATATTCAGATTCTGAGTCAGAGTTAGACTCAGAATCTTCTGATTTACTTTCATCAGATACTGATATTAAATCATTATTTTCTGAAAGATTAAAAGATTTAATAGAATTGTCTAAAGGCTGACTACCACCAGCAAAATTTAATGCTAAGTGATTTAAACCAAACTTAACACTATTTATATCCTCTGCTAATGTTGAAACAAGGCTTAACATAGAGGTTATTTTATGATTTTGTTCTCTCAATTTACTTTCAAAATAAACAACAAGAAGGCATACTACTAATAATAATACGCCTAAATATATTAAAAATGTAGGAGTAAATAAATCTGCTAAGGAAGACATATATATTACAAAAAGTAAATATAAATTAATTAATTAACTAACGAATTAAATTATATAATATATTTATTCAAAATAAAATAGAATTTTCAATTATTTCTTTTGGGAAATTCATTTCTGTTAGAACATTAATTCCGCCTTTCACTTCAGAAATACCTTTTTCTAATTTATACATAAAAATAATTCTATTATCTTTTTTCTGAGTAATCATTTTATAATTTTGAATACTTTTTTCTGTATTTAATTTTTTACAAACTTTAATAAAATGTGTTGTTAAAATGGATTTAACATTCTTATACTTTTGTAAATACATCATAAACGAAGTAGCGCTAATTTCAGCTTCTTCTGGATTTGTACCAGAATATAGTTCATCAAATACACAAAAATGTTCGTCTTTTTTATTGTCTTGAATAATATCCAAAATTTCTTTACATCTTCTAGCTTCTGCTTGAAATAAACTATCGCGTCCAGATGTATCAGGTATATTTAAATAACAGTGTATATATTTAAAAGGTTTAAATTTTGCAGCTTGATAAAATCCACATCCAAATTGCTGTGTAAATATAATATTAATTAATGTAGATTTTAAAATAGTTGTTTTACCTGAAGCATTTGGTCCGGTAATAATCATATTTTTATTTAATTTTATTGTATTTTTAATTGGATTAGAATTTTTCAAACAAGCATAATAACTCTTTTTGAATACTACTTTATTGGATTCAATAAAATCTGCTAGATTAATTTTTCTCTCTACAATATTTTTTTGTAACCCTTCAATACAATCAATATATCCTTGGAAACCAATAGAATACATAATTGCATCTTCGTATTCTTTATTCGTATGTAGTTCATAAAAGTATTTTAAAACTCTACCTATTTCTTGAATTTTAGTTATATTATAAAAATTATATTCTGTAATGGATTGTAATTTATGTTTAATATTAATTAAAGTTTGTTGTTTTTGAGTAAGATGATAATTAAAATCTTTATATGATTGTAAATCATATGTGTGTTGAATATATTTTTCCATTAAATTTATAGTATTATCTAAATATAATCCAATTTCTTTAAAATGATTATGTATTGTTTTCATATTATTATTAAATCTTACACAAACCATTACATTTTGATAAATAGAAAATAAATAAAATGCTGCTGAAATAAAAATATATATTTTTTCTTGTATTCCAATTTCATTAAAATTAACTGTAAATAATTTACCAATAGCATTTGTTTGTGCTACAATTTTTAAAACATCTATGTATTCAGAAAAAGAAATAGGTATATTCTTTAATTTTAAAATAGCAAAAGGTATAATTAATATGATAATAGGAATTAAAAGAGAGAAAATTGGAGAACATAAATTATAAATACTCATAAATTGTAAAAAAATTTCCGAGTGATTTAAAAATTCAATAGCATCCCAATCAATATAATAATATTTTTCTTTAAATCCGGAATCAATCTTAATTTCATTCCATATGTCAATAATTTTTTTATAGTTTTGTGAAATATTGGTATATTTTTCTATTGGTTTATATGTTTTAATAAGTTTTTGACTATCTTTTAAAAAATTAATATCAGTTGTATAATAATTACCAACTTGTTCTATTATTTTTTTTGAAATATCATTATCATTGTCAAAACAATAAGAATAAATAGGATTACAAGAAGCATCAACAGTTTTCATAAGCTCTAAATCTATTGCTATATTTTGTTTTAATTCAACTTTGTCTTTGTTATAAAAAATAGGTAATTTGAAATAATCATTTATTTTGTGAACAATACTTATTTCTTCTTTTTCTTGAGGCTCTTCGTTCATTTCTTTATAAAACATTATATTTTATAAAGAATTAATATTATGAAATTTATACGAATTTATAAAATAAATTTTATAAGATTTATATATAATATTATTCTATAATATATTATATATATTATATATAATATATATAATATATAATTATATAATATGGTTAACGAATATTTAAGAGCGTTTATAATTGGTTCATCTTGTTTAATTTTCTTACCTTATTTTTTTGTAGTATCCCGCTTTAAAAAAGAAAAATTTAATTATGATTATAAATCATATACATTTACAGCTCCTATTGCGTTAGGTTTAATAAACGTGGCTTCCTTATTATTAGCAAATCATTACGAACTTTCAAAAAGAAATAGATTTTTATTAATAAGCATATTAGCACCAACTTTTGTATTAGCCTCAGTTATTTATTATAAAATATATAATTATACAAAAAAAGAATGGATAAGACATAGTGTTTCAATATACATATTTTATTTTATAGTATGGAATTTAATTGCTTATAATTTAGATAAATATATCTAAACGCCTGATAAAAATGACAAATCCGCAGGCATTTCAGAAATTTCTGTTGAATAATGTTGTTCAATTGCCTTAATTTTTGGTATATCCCTTCTAGTAATAAAATTAATTCCAACTCCTTTTCTACCCCACCTTCCACTTCTACCAATTCTATGAAGATATGTATGAACACACTTAGGTAAATCAAAATTAATAACAATACTAACTTGTTGAATATCAATGCCTCGCGCGGTAACATTAGATGAAATTAATACACGTGAATTACCATTCTTAAAATCATTAAAAGCATTTTCTCTCTCAGTTTTATCCATATTACTATGGATCCTGCAAACTGGAAATCCATCTTCGTTCATTGCTTCATATAAATCTTGTACTCTTTTAACACTATTACAGTAAATAATACATTGAGATATAGATAAATATGAAAAAAGATCTTTTAATGTAGCATATTTTTGTTGGTCATCTTCAACTGCTACTACAAATTGCTTTATACCTTCTAATGTTAAACTCTCGCGTTTTACACTAATCTTAACAGGGTCCCTCATAATTTTAGAAATAATAGAGTTAATGCTTTCTGGCATTGTAGCGCTAAATAAAGCAACTTGTATTTCATTACTAAAATATTGGAAAATATTATAAACTTGCTCTTTAAATCCTGAAGATAACATTTCATCCGCTTCATCTAAAATAACAAGCTTGATTTTTCTAGAAGACAATTTATCACGACGTAACATATCAAATACACGACCAGGACACCCACAAATAATATGAGGAATATTTTTATTTGAAAAACTGCTTGTATTTTCTTCA